ACCTCATACGTCTTGCCATCGAGCACAAACCTCACGATGATCCTCCTCTGAGTGAGTCGGCCGCCTCTTGCATCGCTCCCTCGACCGCTGACCTGACGCGCTCGCGGCCGTCCCAGACAGTGCGCGTGAAGTAGCCAGGACGCCCCATCTGGCGGACTCGCACGGTGCGGCCGAACACGGGGTGACGCCAGCCCTTTTCGGCCTGCCATGCCCCAGCCAGCGGGGCCATCGCGGTGATCTGCACGCCCTGCCGAGATGCCCCAGTGAGGATGCCGACCTTCACCGACCCGGCGATCCGGGCGCGCATCCCCGTCGAGCGCGGGTGAGCAGAGCGGGTCTCGCCAGGCTTGAGCGCCTCGGCCTTGACGTCCTCCGCGACACCCTTCGCCGCGTCACGGATGCGACGCCGCAACGCAGTCCTGAGCTTCGGCTCGACCTTCGACGACCGCGCGAATAACTCGCGGAAGTCCCTGGTGTCGACCGTGAACTCGGCCGACCCCGACGACTGGCGGGGCACTCAGAGCGCCGTGTCGGCGGTGCGGCAGACGATCCAGATCGGTTGTGCCGCAGTGAGCCCGTCGAGCCCTGTCCACTTGAGTTCCTGCATCGCCAGGTCCAGAGACGCCTTCACGGTGTCGCCGTCAAACCGCACATCAGGGATGACGACCTGCAACACATCCGCCCCGGAGGTGAACGTTTTGACCAAGGTCATTGACGTGTCGTTGACGATCGCGTCACGGAACGCCGTATCGGCATACTCCGCGACCATCGACCCTGAAATCTCCCGGACGCCAGCGAACGGCTTCTCTTTCCGGCCGCCCCCGCCGCAGTTGTAGCGGTCGGTCTTGAGGTTGTGCTTGATCGTGATGGACCCGGAGCGGATCGACGCGACCGGGGTCGCCGCCGAACCGAGCGCCGTCGCAGTCGGAGCCGTCAGCGCCCCGGAGTAGACCGCCCCGTGGGCGAAGGTGAACACGCTCGGGCCGGTCGCATAAGACGGGGCCGTGTAGGCCGTCGCCGTCGTCATGTCCCTCGCGTTCCACGACGTCTTGACCTTGACGTTGTCCGCGTTCGGGCAGTCGATAGTCAGGCTCTCCACCATGCATCCGGTGAACGTGTAGGCGTCGACCGTGCCGTCTGCGCGCGGGATGCCCTTCTGGATCGTGGCGGAGGGCATGACATCCCCGAGGGTGAACACCTGCTGGTACAGGCCAGCCGAGACGAGGGTCGACGTGCCGGACCCGAGCCCGAGTTGCCACAGCAGCCCAAGGCCCTTGGTCACGGCCTCGATCGTCAGGTCCCCTGATCCCTCAGCAGACGCGACAACGCGGCGGCCGGAGCGGGCAACTCGGGACCCGACCCGCAGGCCGACCCCTTGCTTGACGTTCTTGACGAAGCCGAATGACTCGTCGAGAAACTCGAACCAGCGGGTCCGCGCGACGGCGGTTCCGTAGACGGACTCGACGCCGAGCCCGACTGAACAGTCCTGGGGGGTGGTCATGACGTGGGCTCCTCAACCTGCGCAGGAGAGGCCATCTCGACGGCCTCGAAGTTGGTGGTCTGCTCCAGCAGCGCGGCCCCGATCGCGGCGGTCACCGTGATCACCTCGCCGGGCTCCAGGCACCCCCGGCCCTCGCCCTCGATGTCGCCCTGACGGCGCAGCAACGGCACGTCCACCCGTCCGAGCGGGTTGATATTGCGGATTTTCACGACGCCTCCCAGGGCATGACAACGAACCCCGTTGCGGCGCAAGGGGTTACGTGATGGTGTAGGTCAGGGGTAGATGCGGGCCTTGAAGCCCACAGAGAACTGCACGAGGACAGCGGCCCCGTACTCGGTCCGGTCCATGAGCCATTGAGTCGAGTCGCCGAACAACACCTCGGTGAAGGTCGGCAAGTCCTGGAAAGCGTCATGCGCCAGCCAGTGCCCGATCTGGTCGACCATGCCCTCGGCGTCAGAGAGCGCGGCGTCCATGTCGTCGTCGCCGCGCTCGACGAACACGGCGCACGACACCTCGCCGCCCTCGTCGCGGTTGCGGGTGCCCATCGTGGCTAGCGCCTGCTGTGAGCGCGCTGACGTTGGGGTCGACTGGAGGGTGGGGTCGTCATAGCCGACCCAGACGCGCGCTCCAGGGGTGCCGTCGAGATGGACCCCGAGCGTCACGGTCACGTCAGCGAAGAGCCCAGAGAACCCGTCGCGCAGCGCCCGCATGAACGTCGGGACAGCGGAGGCGCTCACGCGAACCCCGGCAAGGCGTACGGGTCGAGAAGTTCCCTGACCCGGTTGGGGATCAGGTAGCCGGGCGCGGGCGAGTCATCGACGGGACGGGCGGACGTCCCACGCTGGGGACGCCACAGGTGACGCACCAGTTCGAGGACGGCCGTGCGGATCGGGGCGGGCATCTCGACCCACCCCGCGGTGTAGACGAGCGTCCACGTCCCCAGCGAGCAGGACGAGTTGGTGACGACCCCGCCGACGCCGATGCGGAAGCCGGTCGTGACGGCGTTGCCGTCGAGATTGGTCGCGGACGTGACAGCGGTCGTCGTCGTCGGAAGGACGAACGACGGCCCACCGAACGTGATGGTCGACTGCGAGGCTGACGCGAGCGGCCCGACCCGCTGGGAGACCATCGACTCGGCCGTGTCGATGAGGCCCTGCAACACGGTTGGGTCCACGTTGGTTGTGGTCGCCGACGTGCGCAAGTAGGCCATCGCCTCGTCCTGGAGGATGACGGACACGGGTCAGCGCTGACGGGTCGAGCGCTTCGGGGCCTCGGCCTGCTCGGGCGCGAACGCCGCGATCTGGGCGTCGACCTGCTTGGCGCGCTCGGGAAGGCCGCGACGTTCGTAGCCGTCACGCTCGGCCCGCAGGGCAGCGATGTGCGCGGCACGCTGCTCGGCGGCAGTTTCGGCCTCGGTCGGGGCAGGGGTGCTGTCGGTCTGGAACATGAGTTGGGTCCTCTCGGGTCAGCCCAGCCCCAGCACCGAACGGGGCGCTGGGGCTGGGCTGTGGTCGATCAGAAGGTCGGCTGGATCAGGCCCGTGCCGGAGATGACCGAGATCGACTTGGGCGAGCGCTCGGACATGACGGCCGCGTAGGCGTAGAGCCGGAACACGACCTGGGCCTCCTTGGCCTTCGTCTCCCGGAACGCCTCGGCCTTGCGGGAGCCCTCGTAGAGGGTCACGTCCTCGGGCCGGATCACGATGATCCGGTCCTCGTTGACGCCCGCGCCGAGGTTGGCCGGGATGTTCGGGTCGAGGAAGATCGGCAGCGACAGACCGCGCAGTTTGCCGGCCAGCCCCTCCGGGATCGCGCCGTCAGTCTGCGCGAGCAGCGGGATCGCCGACGCGATGTCGTCCGAGACGAACGGACGGTTGTTGGCGTCCAGCGCCGCCTGGAACCACGCCCACCGGGTCGGGGTCATGTAGACCTCACGAGCGGGCTTGAAGCGCGCCGTGTGGATCTGACGGGCGGCGTCGACCAACTTCGGCCAGACCTCGGGGACGGTCGGGGTCGCGTCGGTGTAGGTCACCGCGTTGACGCCCGTGACGTTGAGCAGGCCTCGCTTGTTCGTCGCGTTGTTGTTGATGACGAACAGGTCGATCCGCTGGGCGTAGTCATCGGCCAGGTCGCCGAGGACCAGTTCGTCGATGTTGATCGGCGACTGCTCGACCAACTGCAGGCTGACGGTCTGGACGCCACCGATGGTGGCGACAGCCGACGTGACCGAGGCGGACGTCATGTCCGTCTCGGACAGGGCCGTGCCCTGCGTGGCCTGCTCGGCGGTGCTGGATCCACCCGTCACGCGGGGGAGCGAGATGGAGTCCGTGCCGGTCGGGAGCGGGGTGTTGCGGACCCGGTTGGCGATGACGCGACCCGGGCGGGCCAGCTTCTCGAACTCGTTGACCAGCCAGATGGGCGGGACGAACTCGCCGCCTGCGCCGTCCGTGGTGCTCAGCGCGCGGGCTGCGTAGGCGACCTGCTCGTCGTTGCGCCGCAGACGGTCGGCCGACTCACGCCGCCCGTAACTCGTGGCCATCCACAGGTCGCGGAAGTAGGAGTGCTCACCGCCGCGACGGTAGACCTCGGGCTCGTCGCCGACCCGGACGCCTGCACGAACAGTGGCGGTCGGGGTGATCTGGCGGGCGAGGGCGTCGGCGGCATCGTCGCGGGCCTTCTCGGCCTCCAGTTCGACGACGCGCTCCTTGGCCTGCTCGATCTGCGGGTCGAAGGCGTCGCGGGCTGCGATGGCCGCCTTCACCTGCTCGTCGGTGACGGATGCCGAGTCGGCCTCCAGGGACTCGCGCATCTTCACCAGCGCGTCGGTGTGCTCCTGCCGCTTGGACAGCAGGCCGCTCAGTCGCTCGCGCGCCTGGGCGATCAGGTCGTCGAGAGTCATCTCGGCGTTCTCGCTTTCTGTGAGTGTGATCGGTTGGCGCCGTGCCACTGGTCTGGTGTGCCGCTCTGGCCTCAGCGAGGCGGCAGTGACGAGCGAGGACATGGCGAATGCCCGAGGCGCGTCCGCGCTCGGGTGGTCTGTGGGGTGGGGGCTAGCGGTCGGTTGCCAGTGCGAGGCGAGAGAGCGCCTCAGCCCGTGACGGAGCGGCCCGCAAAGAAGCGCTCGTCGCTGGGTTCGCGCCGAAGCCGACGATCGCGACGTCCCCTCGATGGATGTCGAACTGGTCGATCCGGTACTCGGAGTAATCAGGGGACCAGTGACCGGCTGTGATGCGGAACATGAACGACATCTCGTCGATCAGACCGGCGCGCAACTTCGGGGCGATGTACGCGACATCAGCGTCCTCGGGGTCGAGGCTCGGGGCTAGCGCCCGGAGCCCGTGCTCGTCCTGGGTGAGCGTCAACGACCCGTTGGTGGTCCGAGCGATCCGGCGAAGCGAGTCGTGTTGCAGCACGAGAGGCACATCGAGGTCCGCGCGGTTCAGACTGTCCGTCGCGGCACCCGCCGACACGACCTCGGTGTACGGCCCGAAGAAGTCATACATCTCGTAGGGCTGCTCGTAGACGCTGGCGTACCCGTCGAACTCCATGCCAGTCCCGTCCGCTCCGGTGGCTCGCAGGGTGAGCGCTGAGCGGAACGCAACGCGCGGAAGGTCCGCGCCGTCGCCAAGTTCCGACGCGCGCCGCTGTGTTGGGCGGTGAGAGCGCTGGGTCACTCCAGCCGCTCGGGCCTCGGCAGCGCGCATGATGGCATCGGTCATGCCGGGACTCCTGTCTTGGTGCCGGGAGACGGGGCCGTCCCCTCGATCTGGTGCGTCTTGGCGATCTGCTCATCGGTGAGCGGCGGCAGTTCGAGCAGCGCACGCGCCTCGTCGTGGGTGTAGACGTGTCCCTCGACGCCGGTCGCGAGAACCTCCAACTTGCCCTTGGCATCCATGCGCAACATGGCGTCGGTGTTGGCCCGGATATACCGAGGGTTAGCGACGAAATGCCGAGAGAACTTCGCCTCACGGCGGGCAATCGCCGGACCGAGGTTGACCGTCAGTAGTTGGAGGTTGCGCTGGTTGACGTTCGCGTAGGTGATCGATCCAGTGCTTGACTCGGCGTCGATCATGTCGCCAGGAACGCCGATGAACCGGCAGATGTCCGAGACGCTGTACTTCATCGCGTCGATGAACTTGGCGTCTGACGCAGCGGCGGCAGAGGGTGTGTACTCCCAGTCGTTGCCGGTGACGAAGATGTCCCTGCGGCTGATGGCTGCGCGGAACCGCTCCTTGGCCGTGCGAGCCTCGTCTGGGGCTAGCACCTTGGCGCGGTTGCGCAGGACGCCGGCCGGGCTCGCCCCGGACTGGAACCAATCGAGGGCGAACTGCTGGGCCGACAGGTAATGCCCCGTCGCCCATGCGGCGTGTGCGATCGGCGACAACCCGAGCGGAATGCCGGGAACGACGTACTGACGCTCGTGCCAGACCGACGCCTTCGGCTGCGGGACACCCTTGTGCTGGTACTCCCACGCGCCGCTGGCGGATCCCACGACCGACCACTCGGACGTGTCCGTCAGTTCAACCTGGGCAGGACGGCCAGCGCCGTCAACCGCCGCGATGTGGCCGAAGACGTTGCCGAAGCGGTCGATGTCGAACTGAGTGGCGTACATCCACTCGTTCCACAACCATCCGGCCGAGGGGTCAACAAGCATCGGTGGCTTCGGGACTTCGATGGCCCGACCGCCGACCTCCCGATACGGCTTCCACGGCAGCGTCGAGATCAGGTCGGACCGCAGGCGCAGGGCCGCCCACATCGCCCCAACCCGAAGGCTTGACTTCGCGGTCGCCGCGCCATTGCCGAGACGGCCAGCCTCAGAGTTGAGCGGCGGGCGGAACGCGTCGAGGTCAGCCGAGCGCCGGAAGAGGATGCTCACCGGGCCAACCGCCACGACAGCAGGAGACACGCCGCGCCCGCCACCAGGAAGGCGGCGGGCCACCACACCAGGGCAGCGAACGCGACGATGAGGGCGATGCCCAGGAGGTCGAGCAGGGTTGTCAGCACTGCGGCCTCCCAGTCAGTAGATCGAGTCGAGCGGGTCATAAGTGGGGGACTGCTCCAGCAGCCACAGCGCCCGCGCCACCGCGGCGACCGGGCCAACCTCTGGCGCGTCGCGCAGGACGAACGCCCGCTCCCCGCTTGT